CGCTCGATGTAAGATTAAACAGCTTAACGACCTACTTCACACTTCAAGCTGGACATACGCAAGTTTTCAATTACAACGATTGTCACCTAACTTCTGTTGCTTTTAGAAACGTTAATATATCAGGTGGTGGAAGCGATGTTTATATGGAAGTATTAGCAGGAGTGGTGGCATCATGAAAAACAATTACTGGCTGAACAATAAACAAGAAAAAGAATTTAAAGCAATTAACCAACATCAAATTGCTATTGCTTTACAAATGTGTGATTATCTCAATACCAACTCCAGAACTGTTGCTGTAGACGTTGTTGAACAAGCTTATAGTGTTGCACTCAATGGCTCATTTGAAACGCTGAGAGACGACCTTAAACAAGCCAAAAACGATTATGGTGCTGGTGCCGATGAAGCCATAGAACGAATTGGCAAACAACAATTTGTAAACTATTGGAACGACTGGAAGGCTTACGAAAGAGCAATGATAATGCCAGCAGTTTTTTTAGCTCCAAACGATATCAAGGAAAAAGTCATTGATTTGGTTCGAAGCTTCAAGGATTAACTAATGGCTAGAATACCTAATCCCAAAGCGTTGAACGATTTACGGGGCGATCCTGGAAGACGTAGGCGATACCAGAAGGAGCCAATACCACCAGCGGGTTTACCGACTTGCCCCGACCATCTAGACGAACTAGCTAAACAAGAATGGAATGATGTAACAATTATTTTACAAGAAATGAATTTGTTATCAAAAGCTGATGGCAAGATGTTGGAAATATATTGCGTTAGCTATTCAAGATGGAGAAAAGCAATTGAGAACGTCAGCAAGTATGGTGAATTGCTTTATGATAAAGAAGAAAAAGGTTGGAAAGATAATCCATATGCAAGTAGGGCTGATCGGTTGCAAGAACAAATAAGAAGATGTTTGCTTGAATTTGGAATGAGTCCAGCAGCAAGAGCAAGAATGCGGACGACCATTGAGCCAGCTAAGCCCCAAAGTAAATGGGCAAATATTAAACCTTGCACTCGTTGAGATTTTTGTTCAGGTTACTCTAACTAATGCATGAGCATACCTCGCAATCAAGCAGCAAATCATGCCGTAGAATGGATTAATAATCTAACTTTAACTGGTGATTTTAGTGGGCAACCATTTACACTCCGACCATGGCAAGAAAATAAAATTATCAGACCATTGTTTGGAACGTTAGGAAAAGATGGTAAGCGTGCTATCAATACATCAGTTTGGTTATTGTGTAGAAAACAAGGTAAATCACAATTAGCAGCAGGTGTATTGTTGTATGCTCTTTGCAACTTCCCTCCTGGTCAACAAATATATTCAGTTGGAAGAGATCGTGCCCAAGCTAGTGAAATATTTAATCTAGCAAAACAAATGTGTGAGCAAGACCCTGAGTTGATGCAAATTTATGGAATTGAAATAATTGATAGTCAAAAAAGAATTGTTATTCCAAGTCGCCATTCTTTTTATGCTGCACTATCAAAAGAGCACAAAGGTTCTAAGTTAGGCAAAAACCCTAGTTTAATTTTAATAGATGAAGCCCAAAACGCTGACCACAATATCGTATCAGCATTAACAACTGGGCAAGCATCTAGAATCAATAACCCGCCGTTAACCATTTGGATTATGACTGGAGGCGATAGAAAAGATGGTATTGGTTACGAAGTAAGTGAACATGCTAAGAAATTAGAATCAGGAGTTGTAACCGATAGTAGTTGGCATACGGCTTTATGGTATGCGAAAGAAGAAGAAGAGGATCAGTGGGACCAACCGTCTTTGTGGAAACGGGTCATCCCAGCACTTGGTGATTTCGTTTCGGAAACATTTTACAAAAACGAGGCTATTAAAGCCCATCATCTTCCAAGACTACAAAGCGACTTCAAAAAGTTTTATTTGAATTTATGGCAATCACCAAATTCGTCTTGGTTACATGATTCTGACTGGATGAAAAACGATGCTGAACCATTAGGATGTGATGAATTTATTTTAGGTTTGGATTTAGCTTCTGTTAATGATACAAGTTCAGCGGTTCTATTTGGAAAAAATAAAGAAGGTACATTTGATGTTATACCTTTTATTTGGGTTTGTCAGAGACAAATTTTAGAATGTACTGAGGTTCAAGCATCATATCCAATTTGGGCTAAACAAGGTTTCTTAAGGGTTACTCCTGGAGATTGTCAAGATCAAGAAAGGATTTTAGCTGATCTAATCGACATATGTGGCACCTACAACGTTACAAAAATAGGTTTAGACAGGTGGGGCACTCAATATTTTGGTCCAAAAATACTTGATGAATTACCTGAAGTAGATATTCAAGCTGTAAGCCAGGGCATGAGGGATATATCAGAACCATTAAAACAAATAGAAAGGTTATGTTTAGGTAAGCAATTACGTCATGGTGGCCATCCTGTAATGCGTTTTCAGTGTTCTAATGCTCGAATTATCAGGGATCACAGCCAAAATATTAGGCTTGATAAACGTAATGGCGAAACAATGGACAGTATGCAAGCATTAGCGATGGCGGTTGCTCGGTTCGATTTCAGCGGGTTAATTGAATCTAGTAAGAAGAGCGTGTATGAAAACCGTGGAATGTTTATTCTTTAATTCAAAAAGCCAATAACAAACGATTTAGCAGGAAAACGGCATAACCTTTCTAGATAAGTTATGTTCAAATTTCTGAAAAATATCTTCTATCGTGAGTCAGCACTGGAAAATCCTCGTACTCCATTAAATAGCCTAGGGTACCCTTCAACGCTATCGACCATCCACGTTGACGAAAGCTCAGCAATGGGGTTTATTCCCATCTATGCAGCGATAAACCGCATTAGTACAGACGTGGCATCGTTGTCCCTCAAGGTATATGAAAACGTGAATGGTGGAAAACATACTGCACCAGATAACCCAATTTATGATTTAATTCATCATTCTCCCGATGGCATTATTACAAGCTTTCGCTGGCGTCAGGCAATGATGGGACACGTTTTAACTTATGGAAACGGTTACAGTAAAATAATTAGAAATGGTGCTGGAACGCCTATTCGTTTGCAATTGTTGCCTCCTAATCAAGTAACTCCCGAAGTACTCAATGGGCAATTGGTTTACAAGTGGCAAGGAAAAGAAGGCTTAGAAAAAATACCTTTTTTCAACATGCTCCACGTAGCAGGACTCGGTTTTGACGGGCTAAAAGGCTATTCACCCATCAAAGTATGTATGTCTGGAATATCCTCAGGGATGGCAGCAGAAGCTTTTGGTAATGCTTTTTTTGGTAATGCAGCAAGACCATCAGGAGTATTAACAAGCACAAAAGAATTAACTGAACAAGCAAGAAAAAATCTTAGGGAAGGTTGGCAAGCCGTGCAAGGTGGTCCAACGAATGCAGGACGAACCGCTTTACTCGAAGATGGAGTTACATGGTCGAGTATTTCCATTCCACCAGAGGAAGGTCAGTGGATTCAAACAATGAATTTTTCGGTGACTAACATAGCCAGACTTTATGGATTGCCCCCCCACAAAATTGGCGATTACAGTAGAGCAACCTTTTCCAACATCGAAGAATCGAACCAAGATTATTTAGAGACTTCTCTTCGACCATGGTGCGATTCAATTGAAGGCGAGTTAAACATCAAGTTATTTTCAAAAGATGAACGTAAACGATATTTTTGTCAGCATAACTTTATGTCTTTTCTTCGGGCAAATTCCGACATGAGAAGTAAGTACTATGCTATGGCTCGTCAGTGGGGCTGGATGAATGTTGACGAAATTCGATCAGAAGAAGGACAAAACAGATTGGCAAATGGTGAAGGACAAATTTACCTTTCTCCGCTGAATATGATCGACTCTGACAAATTAGGTAAAGCACCGTTACCCCTTTCCCCAACAACTCCTAAACCGATTAATGAAGCCAAACACCCAGACGACGAAGAAGACGATGATGAAGAGGAACGCCAAGCGGTTCATGATGTTGTTCTTGATGGGGTTAATAGATTGCTTAGGAGAGAATTTACAGCCATTAGAAGAAATTGTTCCAAGACTGATTTTAAAAAATGGATTGATGAATTTTATGATGAACACGTAAGTAATATTATTGAACAATTAACTCCATCTGTCCGTTGCCATCAAGTTGTCACAAAACAAAAAACAAATTTAAAACAACTCGCACATGGATGGTGCCAAATGAGCATGGAAGCTTTAAAACAACTAGAAGAAGTTACAACATCAGACCAACGACCAGAAGCAATCGAAACATTGTTAACTGGATGGGAAAGGGATCGAGCAGAAAAAATCTTTAAATCTACTAAATAACGTATGAAGAAAAAAGAAATACGTTCTTTCAAGTGTGAACTTCGATCAGAACCAGAAGCCCCTTCAAAAATCGTTGGTTATGCCGCCGTTTACGATTCTCTTTCAGTCGATCTTGGGGGCTTCCGTGAACGACTTCGTAAAGGGGCTTTTAGGTCTGTTCTAGAATCACCTGATTTAGACGTGGTTGCTAACTGCGACCATGATAACAGTCGCATCCTGGGTCGTTTTAGACGTGTTGGTGGGACCGTTACGAGCAGTAGCCTAAGAATTGCTGAAGACGACCACGGATTAAAAATAGAATTCGATATCCCAGACACAACTTTGGGCAACGATATTACCTATCTGATGAGAGAAAAAATCATCGACCAAATGTCTTTTGCTTTTAATTGCGAACCAGAAGCAGAAGTATGGACCAGAGAAGATGGAAATGAAGTAAGAGAAATAACAGAAGTATGTGGACTTTACGACATTTCGTTAGTAGTTTTCCCAGCGTATGAAGCTACAGAGGCTCAACTAAGAAGTAAACAAATCAATAATTTAAAATCTACAAATCAGCTTCGCTGGGAAATAACCAAAAGAATTTTAAGACTTCATAGCTAGATAAGAATAACAAAATAACAGTGCTGAGTATTGGACGACGAACGGACAAGCAAAGCTATTACTAAAATATAAATCCCTGGAGAAAAATGAAGAATTCAGTAGAACTCAGAAAAGATATTGCGAAACTTGTGCATGATGCTCGTGAAATAACTAACCGTGCTGGCGATGAACCAACCGCCGAAGATCAAAGCCAAGTCGATCAGATAATGGCGAAAGTTGATGACCTTACTAGCCGAGTAGAACAATTAGAAAAATTAGAAAGTGCTGAAGAAGATCTTGAGGATGCACCAGAAGAACAAAACAGTTCTCCTCGTTCTAAATTTTTGTTAGCTGAACCAGAAACTCGTGGTGACAATCGTCGGCATGCATCAACCCAGTATCGTAAGGCTTTTGCCAATTATTTGAAGACTGGTGAAACTCGTGATTTAAGTGTTGGTACTGGTGGCACTGACTATTTAGCCCCCGTTGAATTTTCAAAACAATTTATTATTGCGCTAAATAATCTTGTATTTATTCGTCAAATGGCAACAGTAGAAACATTAGGTTCAGCGGTTAGCTTAAGAGTTAGAACATTGGGAACCGATTTGAGCGATGCAGATTGGACCGCTGAAATTCCTGATTCCTTTACTCCTGATTCCGCAATGGCAATTAGTCATATTGATTTGACTCCTGCCTTGCTTGCTAAATTAATTAAGGTAAGTCACCAGATGATGAAACAAGCATCTGATATTGAAACCTTAATCAATTCTCGTATGGTGTATAAATTTGCCGTCGCCTGCGAAAATGCCTACTTGACTGGCAGTGGGAGTGGCGAACCGCTCGGAGTATTCACTGCAAGTTCTTCTGGTATTCCAACTTCGCAAGATGTGAATATTGGGGCGACTGTTACATCTGATGCAATATATGATACTACCTACAGTCTTGCTCAACAATATACGAAGAGCAAAACTTGTGCTTGGGTTATGCATAGAAGCTTGGCTAAAACCATCAGGTTGCTTAAAGATTCGTTGAATCGTTATTTATGGGAGCCCAGCTTAGTTATTGGTCAACCAGAGACATTAGATTCTCATCCTTTATATTATTCGGAATATGCTCCAAGTGCACTCACTAATGGCTCATATACATGGGTGTTTGGTGATTTCAGCTACTATACAGTAACAGAGCTTGGAGACCTTGAAGTGCAACGTTTGAATGAACGCTATGCAGATACATCC